AATAAAGACGGACATAGAAATTTCCACAACCACGAAATGGAATCTACAACCCAAAATCCTCTCCGATTGTAAAACACTCTCGTGTGTGATTTGTGATCTCACCGATGAAATCGTAGGCACTGATCCAGAGCGTCTGAAGGCTGAGGTCATCAAACAACTCGGGGTTCCCACACCAAAGTCTGTGAGAATCGGGTGGGGTGCTGAATGGAAAGAAGGTAAGTGGGTTTTTTCACAGTCTTCGGGGGTTCTCAGTCTTCACGGACAACTCCCGTTCTTTGGGCGATGTCCCAAGGTGGCCATGTGTGGTATGATGTCACCGCGACACACACCGTATTCGAGTGTCGAGGCGGCGACCGAAGTTTCTCGAGCCTTGAGTCACATGTGTTTCGGGACGAGGGAGCCGCTGAAACCATTGTTACTGTCTCAAGTTTTAGTATTCGCACTCGTGCTACTTATAGTTTTAGCTCTAGTGTATCGTATATGAAGTTCGTCGCCAAAGTACATGAACCCATGTACGAGCACAACGAAAAGAAGTATATCCGTCTTGTAGTTCCCCAAAAAGTTTCAGAAATGATAGAGCGTATGCATGCGAACAGGCTACACCTCCTCACGAATAAGAGTGTGAGTGACCCACTCGACGGTCGGGTTCTAAAAGTGAAGGTTCCATTCCGATATAGGAGAGTGATGTGTGAAGTCCGAGGACGACCTGTGCAGTCTCTTATACGGGGTGATGAAGTTGAAGTCGACGTGGACTTCAAAGGCATTTGGAATGTGGGAGATTATTCGGGATTTTCTTGGATACTCTCGAGTTCTTCAGTGGACTCAGACTGATTGGGATCCTTTGGGAGTTCAATTTGGGTGAGACCACCTTTCTTAAATCCCTCGAATGTCTGGAGCATACCCTGAAGTCTAAACACTTCCTGGGTCAACTGCTCGATGTTCATGCGGAGCTTCTTAATGTTCTCTTCAACGTCTACGGTAGGCATCTTGTACTCATTTAAAGTTTATCCCCTTTAAATGAGTATGCTTACCAGAACCGGATACATAGTAACCGAAGGTCCAATTCAAGAAATTAAAAAGGAACTCACAGTAAGACCAGTAGTCAACGGGGATTATGGGTTTCCTCCACCACCTTTCAAAGTTTTCAGACCAGCTAAGAATGGAGTGTGCGTTCCAAGATTCTATGGAACTTCTAAGATTGGAGAACCCCGAGAAGACAAACGACCCGAGCCCACCCGAATCCAGACCAAGTTCGTCGGCCAACTCAGAGATGCTACCCATCAGAACGAGGCACTCGCAGCAGCAATTCAAGCAGGCCATGGTGTCCTTTCTTTACCATGCGGCTACGGCAAGACGACGGTATCCCTGGCTATAGCCTGTAAGCTCGGGTACAGAACGATGATCGTGGTCCACAAACAGTTCCTGGCGGACCAGTGGCGTGAGCGCATCCAACAGTTTTGTCCCGGGGCCACTATTGGTGTCGTCCAGCAAAACAAAAAGGAAATGGAATGCGACTTTGTGATCGCGATGCTCCAGTCCCTTTCCCTCAAGGAATACTCATTCACAGATTTTGATACTGTGGGAACACTCATCGTAGATGAGGCACACCATATTTGTGCGAAGGTATTCAGTCAGTCTCTCTTCAAGATGTGTCCCCGACACATCTTCGGACTCTCAGCGACTCCAGAACGAAAAGATGGACTCACGAAGGTCCTTCACTGGTTCATGGGTCCAACATTCTTCGCGATCGAGAGAAAAAATCAGGAACAAGTTGAAGTGTTTCCCGTGACTTTCGATTCGGGTACCTACATGAACCCACCACCGTCCATGCGAAACGGGAAGATTTCTATGCCCAACATGATCACCCAGATTGTTGAGGACAGGACGAGAAACAAGATGTTGGTGGAACTCGTGAAGAAGGCTTCCGCGGGGACGAGACAGCTTCTCGTTCTGAGTGACCGAAGACAACACTGTGAATTTCTTCACCAGTGTTTCCCCAAAACATCTGGACTATACATGGGTGGTATGAAAGAAGCCGCGCTCCAGGAATCCTCCAAGAAGAAAATCATCTTCGCGACGTTCAGTCAGGCGCACGAGGGTCTGGATATCCCAACCCTCGATACGGTCATCCTCGCCAGCCCCAAGTCGGATATCACTCAAAGTATCGGAAGAATCATGCGAGAGACGAAGGGGAAGAAGAATGAACCACATATCTACGACGTACACGATCCGTGGTCAATCTTCACGTCTATGTATTACAAACGAATGAAAGTGTACCGCCAAGGTGGATTCAAAGTACATGGAAAGGTCGTGGAGGAGTTTCCTTCAGGAAAATGTTTGTTTTTATAATCTGAACATCTATTAAATGTCTGGTGCATTGATACAACTCGTCTCCAAGGGTGTTCAAGACGCATACATCATAAGCGAAGAGGGACACTCCTTCTTTCGAACAAAGTTTATGCGACACACAAACTTTTCTCAAGCTCCAAAGTTTATTAAAACCATCGATCCGAATGATTCATCGATTATTATTCCCGTTCTCGGAGATGTGATTAATGCTTTGTGGTTTCAGGGTTCCAGTAAATTGATGAATATGTTTTTCAATTCCACGATTGATTTATTTATTGGAGGTCAAAAGGTGGACTCCCAACATTTTGATTACTACGCTGATATATGGCCAAACTACTTAGCGGATACCTACAGTAAAACGAAAGAACTGAATAACAAGACGAGTACGGCAAACTCGGGGTTCATACCCCTTCATTTTTTTTTCTGTAACCACAAAGCATTTTTACCTCTCGTCGCACTCCAGAGTCACCAAGTCGAGATACGCATTTCGATTGAAGAGAGTAGTCTAACCGGATTAACCGACGAAGAAAAGAAGGTTGAAGTCTATGGAAACTATATCTTTTTGGATAAGGAAGAGCGAGAGAGTATGGTAAAACGTTCGATGGACTTTGTCATCACACAGGTTCAGCGTTTAGAACATCCACTCAATTCCGAGGATGGGTACAACACTATCGACATAAGTCAATTCAATCACCCCGTAAAGTCTTTATTTTTCGGGTTTGAATCGAGGACGGATGCGTACATCAATGATTTTTTCACTTTTTCTGGAATTGACCTTTACGTGAACGGTACACCCATTTTCGATAACATGAAACCCATGTATTTCCACACGATTCAGAATTATTACAATTCCGAATACGGTACATCTGAATTCGACAACGTGAGAAATATACTCTTCTACACGAGGTACTACGCGTATCACTTTTGTACGAACGCGTCACAATATAACCCCTCTGGTTCATGTAACTTCAGTCGCCTCGATAACGCTAAAATGGTCATTCGTGGTGCGAATGTAGCATCAAGTAGGAGTGGTGATCCTATGTACGTATACGCGGTCAACTACAACGTCTTACGGATAAAAGATGGGTTAGCGGGTGTATTATTCGGAAATTAAACGTACTATGAGGGAGACCTCACGGTAGATTCAACATTTATGTCCTGATGGCATCGGAGACCGCTAAAGCGATCACACCGACGATAAAAGCGATCACGACGTAATTCAATTCACTCTCTTCTATTCCAACCTGTGTAGGAGCCTCCACCATCATTGGCGGCGGTTGCTTAGGAGGTTCCAGTTCCTCCAGTGGATAGTACGCTATCATTTATATATGTTTAGAGATTAATTTCCTTTTTCGTCTTCTTCTGCCTGGTACGTTTGGTTTTTGAATTGGAGACGTTCACCTGCTTGACCTCACCTCCAGTCGAATCACCCGAGATTGAGATGATATCCGAGATGTCATCGTCTTCATCCTGGAGTTCGGGAGGAGGGCGTACCATGGTGTTCATCGGAGGTGCGGGGGGCATCATGATACCACCCATCAGACTCGAGATATCGATACCAGGCCCCTGCATTTGATAGTCACCTGATCCACCGACCGGTGCGTCCGTCGCGGGACCAGATGTACCGCGTACCGTGTTCTGGACGGCGGACATCATGTTCTTCACCAAGTCTGGGTTTTGTTTCATCACATCGTTCATGTTGGGCATCACTGACTTGAACATACTATTGGTCAAGTGGAACATCATCGCCGAACCACCCAACATCATGATCAGTTTGATTTCGGGTGCGACGCTGACCTTCGACCTGTACTTCACGTACAACTCCTCGAAAACACCATCATAATCGTCGACGCCTTCCATCACCGACTCCGACCAACCCTCGAGCTGAATCTCAAAGGGATTGTACCTCTTGTTGAGAAACTCGAGGCCAGTCACACAGGCGACGAGCATTCGTCTAGAGAATCGAACAGACTGTTCCACGTCGATGCTGTACGTGATTCGCTTCACTTCCGAACGAAGTTCCTCCACGTTGGAGTAAGCGTTCAGTCGCTTGTTCACGGCGAACCCCTTCTTTTCGAGACGCCCGAGTTTATTAATCAGGTCAGCCTTTTCTTCGTCGATCGATGTGTATCCCTTTGTCGGTGCCTCCTCTTGGTGTGTGGGACCCTGTTCTTCAAAATAGTCCTCTTCCTCTTCCCCGTAATCAATCTCTTCATCTGGTTGAGAACGTACAGGAGCGGTTTGTTTGTTGGGATTCACGAAAGCATCCATACTTTCCTGTTGTTGGTGCATTTGTGGGGGAGCAGGTGTGGGTCTGGTTGGTCTAGGGACACGCTGCTGGGGGCGAGGAGCAGAGATTTCAATCTCATCCATGATGGCCTGTTCATCAGCATCCAATTTCATTATGGTGGTATTTCTTCGATCGAGTACGATTTCTTCGTCCATCTACTCTTTATGTAGAAACTAAAAAAATTACCTTTAACGCAGTTTAAAAAAATATTTGTACATTATAAATGTTCACCCTTAATCGTACCAGCCGAAATGCGCTCACGATGATTGTCATCCTACTCGTGATAATCTCCGCTCTCACCGCATTCAGGAACAGCACCATCAGTAACTACCAGCCCAAACCAATTACTGTCAAGACGGTGAGTGACGGTTCCATTTTCGATCTCCCAGTCGGGTTGGAATGCACATCCGGATCAGGAAAGAAAGACAGCCCATATTCCAGAGGTATGACCCCAGGTGGTGTCTGCGGTGCCCAGGAATTGGTCAGCGCACACGCCGGGTATGAGATTACCGATGGAATCGGTGGATCTTTAATCTAAGCTAATATAAATGGCTCTCATCACAGCACTCACTGGGATGATTCCAGATCTTCAACATGAATATCATACTGTGACTCTCGATACGCTCGGACAGAGTAGCGCCAACACGTTCACATGCTATCTTCAACATCCATTGAAGAATGTCGTTCAGGCGAGACTGTTGGCTGCTCGAATTAATACAACGTCTGCGACGGAACACTGTCACGTGTCCATCAGGGAATTGGATACCATCTTTTCTGATCGTGCCTCCGATGTACCCAACGGTCAAGCGTCTGAGAGTATCGTTCGTAACTCGTTCGCGAGTATCGTGAGTGATGGTACTGGTATTATTGGATTCAGGGATGACTACCCGATAGTCACTCAATATATTGATCCCATTCGTAGTATCGACCGATTTACGGTCACGATTAGAAACCAGAGTGGTGTACCGATCGTCCCCGGTGCGAGTGCGAATAACTTTTTCGTCATTCGATTCGTGTGTAGAAAACCCAACCTGTAATTTTCTCCTTTTAGTATAGTATACCATGTCTGCGGGCATTGTTCAATTGATCGCGATCGGCGCCCAGGATGAATACATCATGGGTAATCCTGAAATTTCGTTCTTTAGTTCAACGTTCAAACGACATGCTAATTTTTCACAATCCATCGAAAAACAAACGATCCATGGAGCGGTGAAAAACAATTCAATGTCCAGCATTCAATTCGAACGTGCTGGCGATCTTCTCGGCTATGTCTATTTCACGATCGACGATACCACCCAAGCCCTCGACATTCAGCGATGGGACACGATCATCGAGAAAGTGGAACTCTACATCGGAGGGTCTCTGATTGATTCACAGGATTCGATCTTCACGGAAAAGATTGCGATCGATACGTTCGCACAAAACGTTTCCAAGAGTTCAAACGGAACACATCCAGGTGTGAGCGCGCGTTCCTTTTTTTACCCACTTCGTTTCTTCTTTTGTGAGGGACCCCAGTGTGCCCTCCCCCTCGTGGCGTTGAACTATCATAACGTCGATATTCGTATTCATTGGGCCACCGCGGCTTCGAATTATAATGTGGAGTGCTACGCCAATTATTATTACCTCGATAACGAGGAGCGTGGGAACATCGCTTCTCGAAAACACGATCTTCTCATCACACAGGTCCAGAAAAACATCGCTTCGGGGGGTATCGTTCAGGATCTCACGTTCAGTCACCCCGTGAAGTACCTCGCATCGTCGGATACGACTACAGACGGCGCACTCACTTCTCCAACGAATAAAATCAAATTAAACATCAACGGCATGGATGTGAGTAATTATAAATGGGGAAAACCCCATTTTATCGATATCATGAGTTACTATCACACGAGTTTTGTGACGTCCCCAGATTTCTTTTTGTATTGCTTCTGTCTCTCCACGAGTTCCCTTCAGCCCACGGGTACCCTCAATTTCAGTCGACTCACGTCAGCCAAAATCATGAGTGAGACCATGCCTATCACAGACCCTATCTACGCGGTCAACTATAACATCCTCCGTATCGAGAACGGTATGGCTGGTCTCCTCTACGCAAATTAAAATAGATCATTATATTAAATGGTCAAGAATTTACCGACGGTAGAGAGGTCTACCAAGATTCGGTTCGGTAAAAATTGTACCGATGACCAGGGAGAAAACACGATCGTGTTCAATGCGAGTAATGTTCAAATAGACACGACACAACCTGGGTCGGTGTACATGACCCCTGTACGCAAAATAAGTGACTTTTCTGATCAAAGTATCACCATATTGACATATAATCAAGCCACGAAAGAAATTACAGATTCAAACGTGACAGCCGAGGAGGTCCTCAACATAACT